TCCTTGGGCATTATAATTAACTTTTAATGCACCATTTACAGCACTAACAACATTATTAATTCCAAGATTTCCACTTGAAATATTTAAACTTCTGTCTATGTTTGAAGTTGAAAGCTTTACCGCTGTTATTGATCCATCTCTTACCTTGGTACTTGCATCAATACCAGTGGAAGACGAACTAGAAGTTTGAATTTTGTCATTAGTAATATTTCCATCAATTATGTTTGAAGTTCCAACACTATTTGCACCTAAGACTGAACTTGAATCAACACTAAGAACGCCTCCAGTAGTAACTGATAATCCGCTGCCTACTTGAACAACACCTAAAGCAGATGTTGTTGCTTTAGCATTGCTTAAATCAGAATTGCTTAAATCAGCTACTGAGGTTATTAATCCTTCACTATTAAATGAGATTCCATTTTTTGTAGATGCTCCACCTGAAACAGCATTATTAATTCCTAAATTTCCAGAACTTACATTGATACTTCTATCTAAATTACTTGGATTTATTGCCGCTGGTAAAAGAGTTCCAGTTGAAACTTTTGTTCCACTAACTCCTGAAATCTTGTCATCATTTACAGCAGAATTTAAAATGCGATCAGTCGTAATAGCATTATTTCCAATTCGATCTGCTGGTATTTCTCCACTCGTCAACAGTGCGGCACTATGTGCAGGAATATCTGATCCAGAAAGATTTGAAGCTGCTGTAATTATTCCTTTTGTAGAAACTGTTAGCTTTGTGTAATCACCAGCAGTCAATCCAGATTGAGTTTCAATAGATATATTTCCACTACCATCTACATCAATCCCAGAATTACTTGGGACAATCACACCTCCTTTTGAACTGGTCGTTGCTGTAGGAATATTGCTTGCAGTGTTACTTGTACTTCCAGCAGTGACTTGACCTTTGGCGTTGACCGTTACAGATGCATATGTGCCTGGAGTTAAACCAGATACATCAGCAATTGATATTGCACTATTGCTATCAATCGCCAAGGCTCCAACAGTAGGAACAGAAACAGCTCCTAATGCAGTTGTTGTTGCTCCAGCTCCACTTAGATCAGACGTTACTAAATCACCAACAGATGTTATTAATCCTTCTGTTGAATATGTAATTCCATTTTTTGTACCAGCTCCACCTGTTACAACATTTGTGATTCCAAGTTTTGAGCTAACAACACTTAAACCTCTATCAAATTTAGAAGAATCAAATTTATCAACAGTAACCGTTCCATCTCTTAATTTTGTTCCTCCATCAATTCCAGTAGTTGCTGAACTAGACGTTTCTATCTTGTCATTAGTAACAGCCAAATTCTGGATGGCTATTGTTGGAACTTGGTTAGTTGTTAATGTTGCAACCTTAATTGCAGGAATGTCACCATCATCAATAAGGGCTACACCACCAGCAATGAATGCTTTAACAGTTAGCTGCTTTGTCTCATTGGCACTAATATCAGCGACTACAGCAGCATCAGTTGCCTGAACTGAACCTTCTGGCAATACGGGCAAGCCTGTTATCTCTAAATCTGGCATAACCTCAAACTAAAAACCTTAGATATATATTATCCCTAAGGAACCATATTTGCTTAATCAGTTTTATTGTTGTTCTAAAAGAATTGGGCTTCCATCTTCTTGAAGAATCTTATAAGTATCCTCTTGCAATAGATAACTTGGAGTTGATCCAGTATTTAGCTTGATTTCTCCATTAGTAATAAATTCAATTCTTGATGTGATTTGCTCAGTTGCTGGAACACTGATTACAACATTAGTTACAACACAATCGGCCTGATACCAAACACTATTAGAAGTATTGGAATTATCTTTGTAAATATAGAATCTTGATTTAAAGTCTGCACCTTGAGTCAGTCTTACGACTAACTGAGCAAGATAAAAAGGAAACTCTCCATCTACTGCACATTCTTCATTTGCTTTGTTTTGGTTATGTTCCCACAAGCATTCAACTGAACCTTGCCCACTAATTAAACCAGCCTCATATTGCCTTTTAAATTGATCTCCTAAATGTGTTAAATCTACTGAATCTCTAGCTGTAGTAATTTCAAAGCTCGTAATATTTGCAAGATGTCTAAACCTAGAATTTCTTGTTTTAATCGTTATTTCTTTAATTGAACTTGGAGTAGATAAAGCAACAGCCGCTGTTACTCCACCCGAAATTGAAGCCTCAAATGTCGAATAAAGCCTTAACCCTCCCAATGCATCAACATGAACGTACCAAGAGCCATCTGGGTAGCTGTGGCCTGTAACTAGCTCTAAATTTGATTTATCAACAGTTGAAATATCTATATAATCTCCAGTAATCAATGCACCAGATGCACCCTTAACAGAGAATCTTTTTAGGGTTGTATTTACATCACTAGGATCTAATTGAGTTCCTAAAAAAGAATTTAAGGAATCTCTTTGAAGTTCTATATCTCCATATTGTCCTAAATAAATACCGTTCATTAATTAATCAATGTTGTATTTGTATAAGGCGCACCATTTGCTTCCCATGTAAATTCAACATTTGTTATTTCACCAACTGAAACGCCCATTGAAACACCAGTAATAAAAACTTCAAATTGAATATCTCTAGCATTTGAATCACCAGTTCCTTCTGACAATCTCAACTTTAAAACTATTTTTTCTGAAACATCGTTTTTTCCATCACCAGCAGATGAGCCAACTTTCATAGCTGCTGTTAGTAAATCTTTTACATTAGAAGTTCCACCAGCCGAGGTTGTGTAATAAGCAGCATTACAACTTCCGCTGTAAGATCTAAGACCTTCTTTGATAAGTCTGTCAGTATCCCCAAGGCTAGTAGTTTCTAAAACTGCCATCGACATGGAGTAATTCCAGCTCTTTATTTGCCCTGCTGAAGTAGCAGATGAACCTATAAAAAGTTCTCCATCCTTGCCAGCGTAAAAATTAGCCACTTCCCCTAGTCAAAAGTTGATCTTATTCTATATGAATATCATTCCTTAGGCAGAATCAAAAGACTAAGAATCTAAACAAGCAACAAAAGAACAATTCACATTACTAATTCCAGGGAACACACTTGTCACAGTTGGCGGGCCTGAATACCTCCACCTAAGAGAAGATCCAGATTCATTTAAAAAAGTTTTTAAATCAGAAGAGCTAATTCCTTCTGTTACTTTTGAATTATCAAATGAGACATAATCCCAATCAGAATTAACGCTCACATAATTATCTAAAATCAAAGAGGCATCAGCATCAGAGATATTAACAAAACCTAATTGAAGGCTGGCATTTACCCTATTAGCTCCATATCGAATATGGGTTTTAGTGCCATCTAAACTTTGAAACTCAGTGCTTGGAAAAGTCCCTGGGTTATAGCTTCTTGTTGAAACTTTTACAGATGGAGGGAAAGGAACAGAATTAGCCATTAGTCTCCCACCACATCAAAACCTACATCCCAATTTTGCATAACAGCTAAATTACCATTTCCATCAATTGGAGCATAGCTACCAGATACCTCTATTAAACCCTCTTCCCCATAAGAAATGGTTTCACATTTATAAATTTTCTTTTCTGTAGTCGTATTTTTAACTGAAAATACTGATCCATAAAGGCTTTCAGAAACATTTGTTGTATCTAAGGTTGCCTCATCAACTCCAACTGTTCCTGGCTTCCAGAAGTAGATAGAAATATTATTGGGATACCCAACAGAATCTTTTAATCCATCCATACTCACAATCTCACCATTAGCAGAGATAGCACCATTTCTAAACCTAGAAGTATGAGTCACCTCACTAACTAATTTAAAATATGAACCTGGGGTGATATTTTCCAGATACTGAGGGGCCGTTGTGAAACTCACCCCATGATCAACTAATAATCTTGTATTAATTGCATAGCAAGCAAAGCTTTTTGCTTGTTGGTATGAGCTGCAAAAGCCTGATAAATCAAATTGCTCAATAGGATCATCATTTGAACCGCTAGTAGAAGAAACAAGAATTGATTTTGTTTCTGGAAAGCCATTCTCGGTTTCACTGCGGTATAAAACTGCTGCCCTGAACAATTGTCTTTCGGTAGGGTCTAAGAATGAAACCTGTAAATCTTTGATATTGCCATCCGTAAATAGTCCAACAACTTTTGGAGGAACATTCTTATCTATATAATTTTGATTATTAACAGGAACAGAAGGTTTAAGGCTAAACTTTCCTCCAATAATTGTGAAATCTAATAAGCAATATCCAGCATGTTCAAACAAAAATTCTCTTAGATTTATTTTGCTTGAAATAACACCATCCCAAAAGAAATTATTCTTCTTACAGAAATCTGCTGCATCTTCCATTGCACCTTTATCAACAGAATCAACACCAACAAGTTTTCCAGCTCCAAAATCTGGATCAGTTAATAATGCATAAGCAATTTCAGGAAATAAATTAGATGCACTTTTACCACTTGTAATTAATCTTTCAATCTTGATTCCTTTTTTAAAGTAAGCAGAAAACTGACTAAAGTTTGTCCATTCCTTTGAACTATTAATTCTTAATCCAGCAAAAGCTAAATCACTATATTGAGCCGCTGCACCATCCCTATTTCCAACAGGTTTAAGAATCTCATTTACATAAACAATTTCATGACTTGGTTCATTTCTATTACTATTTTCATCACCTTCATACACATTCCAATCAGCAACAACATCATACGGATTTAGATTTTTTTCATCAATCTTCATTCGTCTAGATCCTACTTCTAACTGTATTTGTATGCGATCAGGAAGACCAACACCAGTTATATCTGCTTCACTAGGTAAGTGAGCTGTTTCTCCATTTTTAAACCCTATTCCTTGAAAATTACTATCAATATTCCATAAAGCATAATAATAGTATTGAGTAACATTATTTGAATCTGTATAAGCCTGTTTATAGACAGTTAAATTTACTCTCAGGCTATTAACAACACCACTTCCACCAATAACAGGAACAAGCCCTGAATAATGTGGAGCTGGTGTGATAGTTCTTAGCTGTTGAATATCAATATAAAAGTGCCAATATTTATTGTCTGGATGACCACCATTAGTGTTTTGACTAGGAACATATCTTTTAGGATCATTGGGCAATTTAAAGATGACATCTCTCCATCCACCAACACCTGGGCCTGGATCAAAGCCTCCATTTTCTTTTGCACTTTGACCTCCATTACCATCCCAATACATTGTCCATGAATATTTGCCTGCTGGCATATAAGGAGTAGTTGTTTGATCCCAATATCTAATCGCTCGATGAATTGTATTTATATCCTCAGTTGTTGTTACCCATTCTTGAAAAGTTGGGACACCATTAAATTGTTCATTATTTTGCCAGTTTGATCTTCCATCGTTAACAGCTTTTTTTACTACTCCAGTTATTGTTTGTTCAGTTGCTCCTATTTGCCATTCTGGATTACTTAGAACTTCAGTATCTTTATTTAAATAATATGCCTCATCTCCTGAAAAAGTAATATTAAAACCACCATATTGATTTATCGAACTAAAGTGATTAACTGTTTGATTCCCTCCAGATGCTGTACTTAAAAGATTTACTCTTTTATTCCAGTTGTTTCCTCTAGTAATAAAATTACCAGGATAAGGTTTAAATCTATATTCATATTGTTTTGTATTATTTGGGTGATGAATACTTATATAGTTATATTGAAACTCTGGTGTGTTTCCTTTAATCGCAAATAAACCAGTGTGATTACTTAAACCATTTTTTAAATCATACCAAGTATCAGATCCTAACTCTCTTACTTGAAGCATAAAAAACTCAATCCGTGTTATGTAGCGATCAATCTGTCCTAAAGTAATCTGTGATCTATCATTAAACGCTCTTTCTAGTGCATCCTCATCTGGCTGACTGTCAATGTTTGCAAATCTAATATGTTTATAAACTCTACTTTTTAAACCAATCTCAGTTACATCTACTTTTCTATTATTAGATACAGTTGCTATTGCAACTCTTTGGCCTGTGTAAATATTCCAGCCATGATATAAATCATTGGTTCCTCTTCCATATCCTTGGGTGGTTCCACTTATATACTGCTGATAAAGAATTGGAGTTGTATCACTTAAACTAAAAGATTCATTTTTATCTAAACTTGAACCAGGAGGGTCATACCATTGAGGATTTTGGCAATGCGTCCACAAGCTTTCATTGTTAACTGGAATATCTAATTCACCAGCTTCTGTAATCTCGAAAGAATAAGTTTTTGTTTTGTCTATTGTCCAAGGATCAGGGTTAGGAATTTTTATGCATTTTGCAATAGCTGTTCCTATTAAATATTGTTCACCAACAGCAAATAAATTATCAGCATTTTCTCTGATTGCTGTTGTCATGCTATCAACGTCATCAACACCATGAGGTCGATAGTTAAAAGCATCAGCATTTTTATCTTCATGGTTATAAACCCTTTGAAGCCCTGCCTGTTGTCCTGAATCTGTACCTACTATTTGATATTTAAGCTCTGTTCCTATAGGAGCTTCCATTTCTGCATTTCTAATTTGATTTATTTCATCTTCAGTTAAATCCCTTATTATTTTTGTTTCACCAATATAAAAAGTAACTGCATCTCCACTTATTACCAAAAACCCGCATCTTGTAGGCCATTTTGCAAATTCAACCTTTTTTCTCTTTCTATGTGTATCCCATCCAGCCTCTTTAGTTGCTCCTCTAGCGTCCCTTTGTAATTCATAAGGCAACCTACAAACTTGGGCATTTGGGAATGGTGAATAGGCTCCAAACCTTGTCTGGGTTGTTGGGTTTCTTGCTCCACTAAAAGCTTTACTTGTAATCGTAGGAATTGATCCATCCCCTTGATTATCTGGTATTCCTATTTCAAAAGGATCATTCCCATTGTCAAAAGTAAGTTTAGAAGAAGTATTAAGATCACCCCTTGTTATTCTGTTGTCTCCTGATTGACTACCATTTCTAAAATAAAGCCCAACCTTGTAAGCGTTGTAAGCATTTAAAAGAGTATCTCCAATTGCATAACCTTGATAATCAGGTTCTCCATCAATAGCACCTAAAGAAAATAAATTTAAAACTTTTAATTGTTGATATTTTCCAAGACTTACAAACTGACTCCATAACAACTGACTGTTAACTCTTACACCGCCATAACCACCTTTTTCCTCTGAATTAGCAAATATAAGTGGAACAATATCTCCTACATTACAAAGACTTTGAATACTGTCAAAAGAACTTTGTGGAGAAAATTTTGCATTCCCAATTGCATCTGCTGTTCTCCTGCTTTCTCCCTGCTTAACTTCTCTTGGCTTGGGAGTTAATAAATAAGAAACAGTTGCAGCAGCAATTGCAATACCAATTGAAACTATATTTTCTACAATATAAGCAGTGACAATATCATTTCTAATATCGGGAATTAATTCATAGCCTTCTTTTCTTTTGCCGTTGTATAAAGCTTGTTGATCTAAAAAATAAAAATATTGTTCTTTGCTGCAACCTACAACCTCACAAAATTCTATTTCCGCTGGTAGTAACACCCTTTGACCATGAGGGCGTTTATGGGACACCACATCACCACTTGGCCTCCTAATGTTTTCTGGTAATGAATCCATCCATCCTCATAAAAAGCTGCCATACCCAAACAATTCCCATTGCTTAGGCATAATCCAATTGTTCCTAGTTTAGGGGATGAATCAACACCCCACAGTTTTAGTTCATCTTCAAATACTGAATAATCTTTTTTTCTTAGTCTTCTATACCAATCACGCTTCCCATGAGGAACAGTAAAACCATAATTAGCTAAAACAACACGACATAAACTTAAACAGTCTCCAGCTCCATGTTTTTCTGGATCAGCTCCTAAACGATAAGGAAGCCCAATTAAGTGATGAGGCTTCACCTATTTTGTAATGATCCAGTTACAGGCAAAGAGCCACAGAGATCCTTAGTTAGGACTTTTGTGGGGCATTGCGCTCCAACAGCATCTATTGCTGAACTTAAAATTAACTCTATTGTCTCAGGGTCATATGACATAGAGGCAGCCAGCCAAGTCTCTTCTGTTAATCTTTTGCTCTTTTGAAAATCGCTAGTCATAACCCAAGTTTCAACCTTTACATGATATTTATTTAAAACAATCTGTTGTGCATAACTCATACTCAATTCACTATTAGCCAAGATCAAAGAAGAGGTCATATTGTCACCTGATCTATTTCTTGTCGCACCGTTATAAATAAAACTCAAATATTGATAACTACCTATTGAAGGTTGTTTACCATTTTGAAACTCATCAGGAATTTCCTGAACAGAACCATTTGGATTGGTAATGGTTATGAAATTAGTTAAAGCAACAAAAGTCATAATCCTAAAGTAGATCTTCTACTACGTGAATTTTTTAAACTAGAAATTGTTCTAGCCTCTCCAGCTTTAGCTCCTCTAGAAGAT